TGATCTCCGTCACGTCCCTGGCGATGCGTTGAAGCTCGTCAATTTTCTCGCGAACCCGAACCGAACCATATTGGCTCTTGAGCTGCTGGGCTCCAAGCGTCTCGTCTGCTTCCGTCTCGCCCCGCATGATGTCGGAAATGCCCGAGAGACGATCATAGTCCGAAAACAGCTCACGACGCGCCTCAATCAGGCCAGTGATAGCCGCCGCAATCTGATCGAGCGGCAGCCACTGCACAAAACTCGCGGCGCCACCCGACGCCATGAGAGCAGCGCCAGGAACGGGAATGAGCATCATTGCGTTGGCATCGTCCCGGATGACCTGTTCCACAGCATCGGCAACATCGCCTCCGGCTGGGATAAGACCCTTCATGCGCACCGAATCCAGAAGATCATAAATACGCTTGGTGAGGCTGTTGATCTTCCTGAAATGGCCCTGATATCGCGTGTAATCTGGCACCGGAACGAGGGTGCGAGGTTTCAGCGTCCCATAGGCAGGGCGTGGGCACGGGAAGAAGCCGCGGAGCTTGAGGTGCGGCTTGTCCTCGTCCAGCATGACGCCGACGCCATCGGCCACCCAATAGACCTTCTTGTCTGCCTTGTGCCAGACTTCCCAGACGCCAGCCTTGCGGGAATGGTCCGCCGTGCCATCCATTTCGCCAACCGGCTTAGGAGCGCTTAGCGTGGCGGCCTTATACGCATCGCTGCTGATCTTTCCGAAGCGCTTGCGCATCTCCGTCTTGGTCATCCAGGCGCGGCGGGCAACCCATGGCACTTCAGACCATTTCCGAGCAGGTGGGTGCAGGAAGTCCTTGCGGTCCAGATGCTCGATGCAGATCTTCTTGCCGTCGTCATCCTCAAGCGTGACCCACATCTGCCCGCGGTTGTAGAATATCAGGTCGTCACGGGTGCAAAGCATCGCCTCGTCAATGCATGTGCGATCGAATGCGGACGTTACAGACCGCTCCAATAGCTCTGCGGTCGTGTTCGGAAGCGGGCGACGGTCCTTGAACTGTGGCGAGACAACAGGCTGCGGAGGACGGGCATAGACGGCCGGCTTCATGATCTCCATGGACGACCAGAACAGGTCATAGTCAGGATCGAGCCATTCACCCTCTACCTGCCCCTCACGGCTATAGACCTCATCGATACGATCACACAGCGCTTGCCATGCGTTCATCGCACGTTCGGCCTTCTTGATCGCGGAGAGAACGCGCGCTGAGGACTTGGTATCGCCCTCCACTTCAAGAGTGTCGGCGTGTTCTTCTTCGATGATATCGGTCAATAGCGCCTCTTCTGCCCTGGTAGGGCTGGAGCAATCGCATAGCCGTCTTCAATGGTGGCGAAGACAGGCTTGGGCTTATCTTGCTTGGGCTCTGGAATGTTGCGCCATGCCATGGCGAGGTATCGAAAGGCGTCGGACAGATGCGAAGCCCAATCGTGGACTTCCGTGGCCTTGAATGTCTTCTTGTCGTCGTCCCACTCGCGGCGGTATTGCTCCAGAGCCGATATGCCCTGCTCTTCCGTGCGGGGATGGAATATGCACCGCGCTAGCGTCTTTCGAACCGCGTTGATGCCGTCAAGCTTGGATGCAAGCGGGATAACCTGCGGATGAAGGCCAAGCCCCTGCATGGTCTCCACGCGCGTCCTACCCGTTCCCCATTCCTTTACGCGGGCATCGTGCGGGACGAAATCTGTGCCGTCTTTCCAGCCGTGCAGAGCTTTCCGCTGTTCGATGATCTCAGCATAGTGATCTACGCCGGCTCCCGACTGCGAATAGCAATCGAGGATAAACACCTGTGTTCCGACGACTTGGAACCACCAGATAGACGTATCGTCCTTGACCCCGATATCCCAAGCCCGATGGACCGGAAGTTCCGGGTCAGGGATGCAATCTGTGGAGATCCGCCCTTCCCGGCGAACCGAAACCATCTCCCGAGCGTAGAAGGCGCCAAGAATGGCAGCGTTGAACGAGCATTCATATTCCTGCTCGAATTGTGCGCGCCCTATGTCCTCGCCGTAGATCGCGATGTATTCCGTAAGGCTCTCTTCAAGCTGGGCAGGCGAAAGAGCTTGCGTGTCATGGATGCTCGACACTTCGGCAAACCAGCGAGGACTCTCCTTTGCCATATTGTACATCGCATGCGCGTGGTTTCGTCCTCGTGGCGTGGTGATGAACAAGGCCCAACCGTTGTTCTCCTCCAACATTGGCCGGTGATAGGCCCAGGCAGACGGATTGCCGAGAGCCCATTCGGAATACACAATCCCCGCAACACCGGCACCAACCGTAGCGTCATACCGATCGGAGCCGATCATCTGCCAGGTGGAGCCGTTCTTGAAACGGATGAACATTTCCTGGTCGTTCATCGATTCAATCAGCGGGTCAGGGAATGCCTCGAAGATCCTTCGCTTGCCTGTGTGGGCGTTAACCGCTGTCCATAGCGCCTTGCGGGCCTGTGCGTATTCCGGGAGGCAATGCCAGTATGAACCGACGCGCTTATGTGCCAGTTCGCATGTGGCGCCGAGAGCGACTTCGTCCTTGCCCCAGCGCCGATGCGCAATCTCAATGGCACGAGCTGCCGGCGTAGTGGTGAGGTATTCATGCAGTGGCCGCTGATACCAGCGGATGCGGCGTTCAATCTCCACGTTTCTCGTAGACGGTTTTGAACACGATGCCGACAGGGTTTTCCGGGTCGCCTGTTACCTGCATCGGAAGCACCTTACCGAGCAGGCTTAGGAATGGACCAGGGTTTTCCGTCGCCTGATGCTCCAGATAGGACACCAGCCCCTCTTTACCGAGTTTGTCGCCCGCCTGCTCAGCAGCCTTGAGGATCGCATCCTTCAAAAGCGCCGTATGTTTGTTGGGGGTGCCCTTCTGTCGCCCGCCTGTCTTGATGCCAGGAGCCATAATCTATTCTGCCCTAGTTTAGATATCCGCACCGATAAGCGGCAGCGCCTTCATCAGCAGGGCCAGTACCGCAATGGCGATGATTACCCACTCAAGTATGGCCTTGAACTCACCAGGGATGAATGGTGCCCTGCGTACCAGGAGGATCAACACACCAGCGATAAGGCCAATGACCAGAGCTGCGATGACGAATGCTATGAGACCTTCGATCATTTCAATCTCCCGTGTGCACCGATAAATGCAAATACTCGGGTATTTCGCACATTTCAATGCAGAAACAGTTTGACACCATGCACCGATTAGTGCATATTGATCTCACAAACAAAGGAGATCACCAATGACCAAGTTCACCAAGCGCCAGTACCTCGCAGCAATCTCTGCCAACGAAGCCGCAATCGAAGCAGTCAAGGCCGAGATCGAAGCCCTCAACGTCCGCTTCGAAGCTGGTGAAGAAGTTATCGCCGCCTGGAACGCTGCCAATGACCGCGAGGGGGAGCTGGGCCAAGAGCGTTGGGCCATCGAGCGCCGCTGGACACAGAGGAACTGGACTGGCGCTGATTACGCCTTCGCTGAACTCGTCGCAGCCAACATCGACTAAAGGGAGGGCGGGGAAACCCGCCTCACACTCAATGGGACTGCTAAGAGATAATCTCCAGCCTACTGACTTTGCCGACGCAGATTGCCGCGTAACCGATTGGATGCCATTCGAAGGCTACAATGGCTGCAACGCCTACAGGATCTGGGTATGCAAATGCACCCATCATTGGTTTCAACGTCACGAATGGGCTTATGAGGGACGAAACCAAACCGAAATGGACGAGTGGCTATACGTCGGCTACCACCACCGCAAACAGCACCAACCGCACTACAAACCTGCTCCAGATATGAGGGATCTATGACCGCTCAAGACTTCATCGAATGGCGTAAGCGCATGGGCTTCAACCGTACCGAAGCTGCAGAAGCGCTTGGCTTGGGAAGGAACCAGCCTCAGCGGTACGAGGAGGGACAGCCTATCCCGAAATATATCGCCCTCGCCTGCGCTGCTATTGCGTTTGGTCTTCCGCCGATCGGTGGCATTAAATAACTCTGGAAGGCGGGGCGTTCATCTCCGCTGTCTACATTCCTTCAGAACATAAGCGCTGACTGCTCTTCCAGATTAATCGGAGCATTTGCGCTCCTTAGCTGAATCTATGAGATCCTTCGGCTTAATATGCTCGGGAAGACCGGCTTTACAACTCTTCGCACAGTTCGCGACCAATGCTCGGCAGTATCCGGTTGAGCCCTCCACCCCGCATCCTCATCACAAGATGAGTTTTGTTGGGGCTTCCCGATCTTTTGCCCTTTCGGGTCTTGAGAAGGAACGGCTATTGCCGCCCTTGTACTTGGCTCAGGAAGGGACTGCCGCAGGCTTGCAAGGCTCGGTCAAGGGAGACCGCTACGACTGTTTCGGCCCCTCTGGATTTAAGCCCAGACGCATGACCGCCTTCCCGATCTCTCTTAGCCTGTTAGGCTGGGTATGGGCTTTGGAAGGAACGACCAGGAACGAACCCCAATCTTCACGAACCGGCTATAGTCGCCTTGATCCGCTCTTCCAAATTCAGAGCGCATTTCTCCATGGGCGCGGATCGGATTTACCCGCTATGGAGCCGTCGAGTATTCCCTTTACTCATAAAGGTCCGACTGAACACGCCAAATCACGCCGCCGAATATATGTCAATACTGCTGCTTCGGCAAGCGGCCATTTCGTTATCCATAGCTTTCAACTCATTGAGAATCAAAAGCACTTGCTGTCGTGTGGACGGCCTCAAGCTATCGATCGCGGTCTCTGCCATCATGCGAAGCGGAACCTTCTTGCGTCGGCCTTTTGGTAATATCAGACCGAGACGCTTGTTT